GACATGAGTGGGGTACTAACCCATGCTCTGAGATCATCCTACGCCCATACCAGTTCTGTAATCTAACAGAGGTAGTGGTACGTGAGCATGATGACCTAGAAAGTCTACGCCGTAAGGTACGACTAGCTACCATCCTTGGTACAGCACAGTCTACCTTCACAAAGATGCCATACTTGCGTAAGATTTGGCAGAAGAATACTGAAGAAGAGCGTCTGCTTGGTGTCTCATTGACAGGCATCATGGACAATCCTGTACTATCTAAGACTGTTGATAGCCCTCGCTGGTTACAAGAGTTGAAGGTACAGGCTATTGATGTCAACCGTGTCTATGCTGACAAGCTAGGTGTACCTGCTTCTGCTGCTATCACCTGTGTCAAACCATCTGGTACTGTATCCCAGCTTACTGATACAGCTTCTGGTATTCATGCAAGGCATAGTGCTTACTACATTCGTACTGTTCGTGGTGATAACAAAGACCCACTGACACAGTTTATGAAGGACAGTGGTATCCCTGCTGAACCATGTGTGATGAAGCCTGACTCTACTACAGTGTTCAGCTTCCCTACTAAGTCACCAACAGGTGCTGTTACTCGTAACGATATGACTGCACTAGAGCAGCTAGAACTGTGGAAGAACTACGCCCTTAACTGGTGTGAACACAAACCATCTGTGACTATCACAGTCAAGGATGCAGAGTGGATGGCAGTAGGTGCATGGGTTTATGAGAACTTTGACATCTGCTCAGGTATCTCATTCCTACCACACAGTGACCATTCATATGCACAGGCTCCATATCAGGATATTGATGAGGAAACATATAACAATCTCAAAGAAAAGATGCCAGCCTCAATTGATTGGACAGCCTTATCTTTGTATGAGAAGGAAGATACTACATCAGGTAGCCAGACATTAGCATGTACGGCTGGTGCTTGTGAGTTAGTAGATATCTAAAGTGTACCTCTTAGCGAAAGTGAACTTACTATGGTGAATGTATTAGGATATTCATTGAACATTACTACTGCTTTACTAAACGCTTTACAGGAACTTTATCCCGATAAGCTTCCGCACGAACAAATCACCTCTGAGGAGCTAGCGTTTCTCAGGGGTCAACAGTCAGTAGTAAAGAAACTTACAGATATTTATAACGAAGATTATGGGGAATAAAAATGGGTGGACTATTTGGACCAAAACCTCCTAAGCCGCTGCCAGCACCTGCTCGTCCTGTAACTGCTGTCGCTAAGACACCAGACATTGAGCTAGCTGATCAGGGTTTAGAAGCAGATCAAATTCAAAAGAAAAAAGGCAAGCGTAAGCTACGTGTTGATACCGTAGATACTGCTATGCAAACAGGTAGTTCTGGTTCAGGACTACAAATTCCAACGACAACGGTGGTGTAACATGGGTGGAGCTATTAGAAATCTAGGTAGAGCTACAGGTATTATTAGTAAAAAGAAAGCACCTTCTATCGCAGCCCCCTCTACTGCACCAGCCACTGCTGCTGCTAGGGATATGGGTGATGAAGCTGAAGCCACAGTAGAGACAGACTCTGGTATGATTGGGCGTAAGCGTAAAGGCAAGAAAGCCTTGGTCACTCAGACGGCTGCTGCTAACGTAGGTGGTGAGGGTGGCTCAGGGTTGAACATCCCTGTCGTATAGGAGATCAGTATGGGTGCTTTAACATGGAACACTGGCGAAGCTAAGAAACTCATGGGCAGAGATGCTGATGATGAGGAAGAAATGCTAGCCGAACCTACTGACATGATGCCTGATACTACTTCATCTGCTCCTACTATTGAACAGAGTGAGCGTATGAAAAAGTATAAAAGCAAGATTATTGTATAAGGAATAACACATGGAACAAGATGTAGGTACAGTAGCTAAACGCTACAGCCAACTAGAAAGTGAACGAGACACGTTCCTAGAACGAGGGCGAGAAGCAGCAAGGCTTACTATTCCTACTCTTTTACCAGAGGAAGGTCATAGTAGTTCTTCTATCTATGCCACACCTTATCAGGGTATTGGAGCAAGAGGCGTAAACAACCTAGCATCAAAGCTATTGCTTGCCCTACTACCACCAAACAGTCCATTCTTTCGGCTGACCATTGATGACTTTGACCTGCAACAACTAGCAGGTGACAATCGTGGTCAGGTAGAAGAAGGACTTGCACGTATTGAACGTGCTGCCATGCAAGAGATTGAAGGTAAGTCTATTCGTGTGCCTGTATTTGAGGCACTGAAGCTACTTATCGTTACTGGTAATGCCCTTGTCTACATGCCCAAAGAAGGTGGAATGAAAGTATTCCGTCCTGACCGTTACTGCACTAAGCGTGACGCTATGGGCAACGTACTAGAGATTATTACCAAGGAATCTATGGCTCCATCCACACTACCTGATGAAGTGAAGGACATGATCCCACCATCAGATACTCCTGTTAAGAGCTACGACTTGTACACATGCCTCAAGCGTGTGGATAACAGGTATGAAGTCATGCAGGAAGTGGCTGGTATTACTATTGAGAAGACTAAGGGTAAGTTTAAGCTAGACCAAAGCCCCTTTATTCCACTACGGTTCATCCGTATTGACGGTGAGGACTATGGGCGTGGCTTTATTGAGGAATACATTGGCGATCTACGCAGTCTTGAGGCTTTAACTAAAGCTATTGTACAGGGCAGCGCAGCATCAGCTAAGGTATTGTTCCTTGTACGGCCTAATGGTACTACAAAGACTAAAGACCTAGCTGCTGCACCTAATGGTGCGTTCCTACAGGGTGACAGTAACGATGTGTCTACCCTACAGGTAGCCAAAGGTGGTGACTTCCGTGTTGCACTAGAGACTATGCGTATGATTAACGATAGACTTGGTGCTGCCTTCCTGCTAAACTCCTCTGTACAACGTGCAGCGGAGCGTGTAACAGCAGAAGAAGTACGCTTCATGGCACAGGAACTAGAGACAGCCCTTGGTGGTGTGTACTCTATTCTATCTCAGGAGTTTCAGCTACCACTAATTAACCTACTGCTTGAGTCATTAACTAAGCAGGGTAAGATGCCACGTATGCCTAAGGAAAGTGTCAAGCCTACTGTTGTTACAGGTATTGAGGCACTAGGACGTGGACAGGACTTGAATAAACTAGCATCTTTCTTACAATATCTTCAACCGCTGGGGCCAGAAGTTATTCAGAGTGAGATGAACTTAGGTGATTACATTGATCGCCTAGCTGCATCACTTGGTATTGATACCTCAGGACTCATTAAGTCACCTGAGCAGAAACAACAGGAACAGATGATGCAACAACAAGCGCAACAAGAACAGATGGAAGCTCAAGCAGCTATGCAGATGGCACAGAGTGCTGCTCCGCAACTAGCTAAAGGGGCTGTAGAAGGTTAGGAAAATACATGGCAGACAGTATTAACACTTATCAAGAAGAACCTGCTGAGTCACAAGAGCATATTGATGCTATGCTGGCTAAAGTAGAAGGTAGTCAACAAGACCCTGAACGTCCTGAATGGCTACCCGAAAAGTTCAATTCAGTTGAGGATATGGCTAAAGCATACTCTGCATTAGAGAGTAAGCTAGGCCAACCTCAGCGGGAAGAAGAGTCAGAGGTAACAGAAGAACAGGTAGCAGACGCTTCCCCTTCTGATATTGCTGATGCACTAGATGCAAACGGCCTAGACTTTGATGCGTTCCAGCAGGAATACGAAGAGCTAGGTGGACTAACTGAAGATGCTTATGCGGCACTAGCTGAGGCTGGTTTCTCAAAGGCAGTAGTAGATTCATGGATTGATGGACAGAACGCACTGTCTCAACAAGTCCAGTCAAGTATGTACAACCTAGTAGGTGGTGCAGAACAGTATCAAGAACTCGTACAGTGGGCAGCAGATAACCTACCCGCTGACGAGATTGATGCCTTTAACTCAACAATGGGATCGCGCGACACTAACATGATTAAGTTGGCGATCCAAGGTCTTAATGCTCGTTATCGTTCTGAGGCAGAACCTCGTCTCCTTTCTGGACAGACAAGTTCTGTGTCCTCTGGCGGGAAGTTTGAAAGCAATGCAGAATTAACTGCTGCTATGCGTGACCCCAGATACGAGAAAGACCCCGCCTACAGACAGCAGGTTGCCAATAAGTTAGCCAAGTCTAGTCTGTTCTAACATTGTTGCATGGGGTTGGGGGAATTGTATAAGAGTTCCCCCTTCCTTCTAGTTACATTACGGTGTATCTAGAAGGGATAACATCCCTAACACGAAGCTAAACATAACAAACGATTACCCCTGACCCCTTGCGAGGGACAATCTTGGAGAAAGGATGTAGTGTAATGCAGAGTGTACTTTAACTCACATTAACATTACTAAGAGGTAATTTTAAAATGGCACAAGCTGCTTCAAATCCGGCCTATAGCGTAAGCTTTCAAGGCCAGAATAACCTAACAGGTGACGTACGTGACCTGTTTCTCAAGCTGTATGCAGGGGAAGTCCTGACAGCTTATGAGGAAAAGAAAGTCCTTATGGACAAGGTGCGTACTCGCACAATCTCAAAGGGTAAGTCTGCTTCATTCCCAATGACAGGCCGTGCAACTGCTGAGTACTTGACCCCAGGAAATGAGATCACAGGTGGCTCAATCCGTGCGGGTGAGCGTATCGTCACAATTGACGACTTGCTTATCTCAAGCCAGTTCATTGCTAACATTGATGAAGCTATCAACCACTATGATGTACGTTCAATCTACTCAAAGGAAGCTGGTATTGCACTAGCTAACGAAGCAGATCGGAACGTAGCTCGTATGCTTGTTAAAGCTGCATTGGCTACTAATGCTACTGCTGCTGCTGGTCTGATCCAAGACTACAAAGCCTTCACTGAGGAAGACTTCACATCTAACGTCAACATTGGTACAGCTACTGCTGACTCTCTTGATCCAGCTAAGATTGCTAAGGCTATCTTTGATGCCAAGAAGACCATGGACATTGCTAACGTACCATCAGACAACGCTGTAGTTGTCCTTCCACCAGCACAGTACTATGCACTGATGGATGTAACTGATGGCTCTAAGCTGACATACATGAACAAAGACTTTGGTGGCAATGGTTCAGTTGCTTCAGGTATGGTTCCGTCAATTGCAGGTATTCCTGTAATCATGTCAAACCATGCTGACGTAACTAAGCTGTACACCAACTTCACAACTGGTGATCCGGCTGAGGGTGTTACTATTGACAACCAGCCACTAGCAAACACTGCTGGTTCTGGACGCACTACTCACTATGACCTTCCAACTGCTGCTGTAGATGGACGTGACATGGTTGCAGAAGCTGCTAAGTTCCGTGGCTTTGTCTTCACACCAGAAGCTGTTGCTACTGTCAAGTTGCTTGACTTGGGCATGGAGTCTGAGTACCAGATTAATCGTCAAGGCACACTCATGGTTGCTAAGTACGCAATGGGGCATAACGTCCTGCGTCCTGCATCATGTATCGGTCTTGTAGAGGTCTAAGAATATTGGGGGTAGCTTAACGGCTACTCCCTTTTTTGCTTTGGAGTATGATATGCCAGAAGTAGCAGGTAAAGAATACAAGTATACTAAAGAAGGCATTGCTAAGGCTAAGGCTGCGTCTAAGAAGACAGGCAAGAAGATGTCCTTTGGTGGTAAGCCACAGAAGCAGGTAGCTGCTATCATGGCTAAGTATGGAAAGAAAAAGTAATGACTATTACACACGCAGGAGAAACCTTTAAGGGTTTGCGGATACCTAAAAGAACGCCAAATGCCTCTAAGTCTCATGCGGTGTTAATAGGTACTACTAAAAAGCCGGAGATAATTAGGTACGGACAAAAGGGTGTTAAGACTAATCAAACAGTAGGTCAACGCAATGCATTTGAAAACCGCCATAAAAAGAATATAGCTAAAGGTGAAACAAGTGCAGCATATTGGGCTGCGAAAACTAAATGGGACCCATCCAAGACACAATCATCGTCTAAGAAATGGGTAAAGGGTAGTTAAATGGCAGGAACAAGTAAATTAGATGCAGTCAACACAATGCTATCTTCCATTGGTGAAGCACCAGTAAGTAGTTTATCCTCAGGATTGATTGAGGCTGAGATTGCAGAAAGTATCTTAGATACTATTGACAGAGAAGTACAGTCTATGGGCTGGCACTTCAACACAGAATTAAACAAAAGTTTCGCTCAGACACCAGCAGGTGAGATACTACTCCCCGCTGATATTCTTAGAGCAGATGCTACGCTAAAGGCCAATGCGCCTAATCTTGTACAGCGTGGCTTAAAAATGTACGACAGAGTTAATCACACTTTCATCGTTGGTACAAACGCTGCCCTTGATGTAGTAGTGCAGTTAGTCTTTGATGACCTACCAGAAGTAGCAAAGCGTTACATTGTATTACGTGCTACTCGTATCTTCCAAGATCGTGTGGTAGGTTCTAACACACTACATGATTTCCAAGAGAAAGATGAACAACAGGCTTTAGTCCAGCTTAAAGATTTTGATAAGGCTGCTGATGACCATAACATCTTTGACAACTATGATACCTTTAGCATTATTGATAGGCAGGGACGGAGAACAATCTAATGGCACTCATCAGTCAATCTATCCCTAACCTTATTAACGGTGTATCACAACAGCCACCATCACTACGTCTGGCTACACAGGCAGAGCTTCAAGAGAACGCTCTGTCAAGTGTGGTAACAGGATTGTCTAAGCGTCCTAGCTCTGAGCATATTGCTGATCTAGGTACTATTGCTAATCTGGATAAGGCTTTCATTCATACTATCCGTAGGGATGAGAATGAGTTTTACTCTATGGTGGTAGATACGGCTGGCACTATCAGGGTGTTTGACAAGGATGGTGTCTCTAAGACTGTCACCAATAACGCTGCCAGTTATCTGACAGGATTGACTGACCCTAGCTTAGAGTTGGCTGCTGTATCCATTGCAGATGTAACCTTTATTGTAAACAAGAATACGGTAGTAGCTCAAGGCACTACCACAAGTCCTACACGTAACCCTGAGGCATTAGTATATGTACGTCAGGCTGATTATGCCTCTACATATCGCCTAAAGCTAACTAAGGGTGGAAGCACAAGTACTGTAGAATTTGCTACAAAGTCCTCAACACAGGACAGTACTAGTGCTACACAGAATGCAGAGCGTGGTGCATCTACTGACTTGATTGCTGAGAACTTAAATACATTCTCAGGTACTGGTGTTAATACTAGTTACTATGAGAACATTACTAACGCTAGTGCTGTTACTGGTTTAACACTAACACGCTATGGCTCAGTAATTCACGTTCAGTCTACTGATAGTACAGACTTCCAAGTAGAAGTAGGTGACTCTCATGGTAACGAACACTTGCTTGTGTTCAAGGATGAGACACCAGACTTTAAGAAGCTTCCTGTTGAGGGACCAAATGACTTTGTTATTGGTGTGTCTGGTGATAACCAGAAGGCACAGGATGACTACTATGTTAAGTTCAGTAACGGTGTGTGGAAAGAAACAGTAGAGCCTAATGTCATTATTGACTTAGATAACGCTAC